CACAGTAGCTCCTAGGTAATAATGTGGTGGGGCACCTACTGTGCCAACCACGAGACCTAGGAGCTAAGCCACTCATTCTGGTTTTTGCCATGGACCACGCAAGCAAGTTTCGTGGTTGGTGCTTTACATTGAACAACTACAACGACGCCGATCAAGAACAGCTGAACACAGTCATCCGTACTCTAGCTCGTTACGTCATTTACGGGAGGGAAGTTGGTCAAGATGGGACTCCGCATCTCCAAGGATACGTCTATTTCCACAACGCACGACAACGCAAGGCTGTGTCACGGCTGTTGCCTCGTGCACACTTGGCGCCGGCTAACGGCACGGCTGCGCAGAACAAAAAGTACTGCACCAAGGATGGAGACTTCACCGAATACGGAGATATCCCAATGGAGAGAGAGATGGCTCAACGGAAGGGTGGAGAGGGGAATGCTGCCCGATACGCCAAGGCGATACTTCAGGCAGAGCGAGGAGAGTTGGACGTCATCCGGCGAGATGACCCTCAGCTATACCTCCTTCATGGAGTTAGGCTTGAGTCCCTCTACTCCCCCGTCGCTGTGCCGCTCGATGGAGAGTTACTGCACGAATGGTGGGTCGGTCCTTCCGGAAGTGGGAAGTCTCGGCTGCTTTGGGAGTTATACCCCAACCACTTCGCCAAGGCCCTCAACAAGTGGTGGGATCGATACCGACACGAAGACATTGTTGCCATTGAAGAATGGGCGCCCAAGAACGATTGCACTGCGTCAGCACTTAAGAAGTGGGCCGATCGATATCCCTTCCCGGGAGAGATCAAAGGCGGCTGTAAGCAGCGTCTAAGACCGAAGAAGATCATCGTTCTCAGCAACTACACACCACAACAGTGTTTCTTAAACAGTGAAGATCTCGAGCCGATCCTTCGACGTTTTACGGTTATCAACTTTCCTTCACAAGAATCGCATGCGCGTTTCCGGGCAGAAGCCATGCTCGTCGACCCCGAAGTACCCCTTTTGGATACCCCAATCGGTGACGAGCTGGAGTTGCCGGACTTGAGTTTAGATAGTGAGTTCTTTGACATTTAACTTGGGCTTGCTCTACGCAAACTCCGCCTTTTAATATCCGTTGTTATTTCTATTTGATTATCTTTGGCAGGAGCCTCGCTTCGCTCGAAAATAGATTGTACCTATATGCTGGCGCGAGCATTTGCTCGTCGCCCAACGCTACCCAACGACCTTCGCTTCGCTCCGGTGTCGGGGCCCAACGCGTGGGGGCTCCTCGTACTTAGTACGAGGGATTGTGCCTTATGACATCTATTATAAAGTACGCTTATTAAGTACGGTTGAACTATACTAAGTTCGTATACGTTGAAGTACCAACGTATAATGGTGTGGACCACGTACGTATATATACAAAGATCAAGTGTGTACCGATTTGACTTGCATACTCTATAGGGCGTATGAGACGTGTGAGGTCCCCCTCTTGTAAGGGGGGGACGGTAGTGGACGGAAAGTGTACGGGGTACGCGGGTGGACCGTAACCTTCCTCACTTTCGAATTTACTTCGTAACCCACAAGTGTAACCAGCATCCACCATGGCCAGCGTCCGCAACGAGTCCGATCCACTGCCACCCACGGAGTCGAACGTGGTTCTGTACCAGATGATGATGCACTACAAGCGACGCATGGAGGTCGCTGAAGACCGCGAAGGACACTACAAGCGGCGCATGAAGATCGAAGAAGAGCTGTACCAAGAAGAGATCGATGTGCACCGCGCGAACAACACGCGTCTACAACACCAGCTCCAGAGAACGCAGCTTCAACTGGTGAACAAGCACGAGGCAGGTATGCGACTCGTGAACTGCTTGGACAACATGTTCGGCGCAGTGGAGCTTGCTGTGGAGACCGACCTCGGAGGGACCGGTAACCTGGGTGTGGCGTACATCGAGACGATCAAGGACATGGAGCACGAGAGGGCCACGACAGCATTTGAGCTGCTCGTGGGAGAGTATCGTGAGAACCCGTTGGTGATCAACGGGGAAGTGATTGACTTAGTGACAACTGAGGAGGAAGATAGTGAGGAGGAATAAGATTGCTTTCGCTTTAGAGCTACGCTCACAGCTACATTCATTGAATAAGATACTACACTACTAGTTGACTAAGACTAATAATAGTCTGATGCTTCGCATCATTCTATTCTAGAATTAAATCAAAAGGGGTTTATAAATCGATCATCTCTTCTTCCATGATATGATCGCCGTTCTGCTGAACAGCGACAATGCGAGTATCATGATTACGTTGATAACGAGAATATCCAGGAGGGTAATGAGCATAGTTCTGACTATACTGACGCCACAAATGTTCGTTGCGCATATTCAAACGCTCATACCTGCGGCGACGGATTTCGTCGCCACCCGGGAGATCTCGAGGAGGAAGAGGAGGTGCATCGCGGACAGCTGCAAGTTGAGTCTCAACTGCTGCAGCTCCGGCTTGACCTACAGCTGTGTCTACAAAGCAAGGCGGGCGGGGTTAGAATTAACTCCGGGAATCCCGCCCATGCCCATTACACGATTGTACATATTGGCGGCGACGGTGCCGGCAACATGGAAACCGAAGTTTTGCAACATAGGCAGGCCAACTTGTTCAAAAACTTGCTCACCTGCAGTTCGGGCTCCATTCGTAAAAGCTTGGACACCCTGTGCCATATAACCTTCTTGTCCGGCTTCGGTATGAGCAAAATCTTGCTGAGCAACCATTTGGCTAACAGCCGAAAGTGTGCCCGGACTATTCGGGGCAGCAGGTGTACCAATAATAACACTATTCTTCTGGGGGAGCCCTTCAGAAAGCATTATATGCTCAAACGAAATGGATGAACCGGCAATTGGTGCACCTTCGATAAGCACTACAATCGTACACCAACTGAATCCAAAATGACTCGTGATATCACTAGCAGTTCCTGCAGTGATCTGTGGAATAATAGTTGGGTCTTGGTATTGAAACGCTCGTTCGTCTAGCCATTTGTTGATAACAGTCAAGGGAGACTGAGTCAAACTGGCTAAGGTCACACGTTTGTAATGCGCCAAACCAGTCATCTCAGCTACAGTTTTGGGAAACTGCCACGTGTTGCCTGGGGCTTGGTACGCACTTTCATAGGAAAGTCCAATGTGAACAAACCCACTGGCCGTGGTAGGCGCAAGACTGCTACTCATGCGGATAGCATGCGCAACCGGACGAATTGCTTCAAAAGTTGCAGCGATGTTCGCTAGATTAGGCCGATCCTTCGCACGAGTTGCTGGGGTGACACCCCAGTCAACCATTTGCGTAGGTGCACCTGCCGCTGGCGCTGCATCGACATAAGAATACTTATAATACGGACGGAAAGCCATGCCGGTCATTTCGCCGGCGTTAGTAACACTAAGGCTATTGACCTGGCTAACGTCTGAGTTTGCGATACTCGGCATTGTATTCGTGTCGGGAATCTTCGCGCCAAGAGCGCGAGTCTCGAACGGATCCAATTGAGACAAAGCAAACTTAGCAGCAGGCGTTAGTTCAGAAGAACATGGTTTACATTGATGACGAGTCTGACGACGACGACGAACAGGAGGTCTAGACGCGCGACGACGAACACTCTTGCGCCGACGGATCGGGCGGCGAATGTTTCGGGTTGAACGTCGGTAGACCATCTGTACTCTTCTTCGAAAATAGAAAAATGAGAGAGATACAGTGCTGGCACGCAAGTTTGCACTGAACTTAAGTTCAGTTCTTTCCCAAACTTCAACTTGGCACAGCACAGTAGCTCCTAGGTAATAATGTGGTGGGGCACCTACTGTGCCAACCACGAGACCTAGGAGCTAAGCCACTCATTCTGGTTTTTGCCATGGACCACGC